ATGGAAACGAAAAATAAATATTTATCTATATCAAAAGGTTTTAATGGTGCGGCATCCTTGAACTTACCTATTGATATATTAACAAAATTTGGTCTTGTGCGGACTCACTCCATACATACTCCATACACAAAAGCGGAAAAGTCATCGGGATTATCTGAGTGGCCAAAAAACAAAAAGCCCGATTTTATTACAAAATCAAGCTTTTCATGTACACCCGGAAGGATTCGAACCCTCAACCTTCTGATCCGTAGTCAGACGGGTATATAGATTTATACCTTAAAAATACAACTTTAATAAACAATGCATACAAATGTACATACATAAAAAGGAGACTTATTATGTATGTATCCAGAACCCCCAACTCAAAGTTTTATCAGATAGTTTATTTCGTTGACGGTAAAAGAAAAACAAAAACTACCAAAACTACTGACAAAAATAAAGCTCAAAAATTCCTTGAAAAATTTTCTTCCGATATCCTAATTGAACAACGGAAAAAAAATGGTAACATCACACTTGCAATGTTCTATAATGAATATCTTGAATATGTTCGCTTATCAAAATCACCTCATTACATCAGAAACATTAAACTCTCATTCAACAAATTTATTCTCTTTGCTGGTAATATTGAACTCTGTAACATTACAACAAGGTTGATTGATTCTTTTCTCAGCACGACATACAAACGGACCGAATATTCAGCTGCTCTTTTTTACAGAACACTTAAAGCAGCTTTCTCCGTAGCGGTTATGTGGGGATATCTCAAAACAAACCCTTTCAGCAAGATCAAGATTCCCAAAACACCAAAAAAGAATCCTCTTTTTATCTCAAAGGAAGAACTAAACATAATTATTGAAAACACGGAAACGGAATATCTCAAAAACCTTTTCCTTTTTGCTTTCCATACTGGAATGAGACTAGGCGAAATTGTAAACATGAAATGGAAATGGATTGACTTTAGGAATAGAACAATTACAATTAAAAACGATAATTCCTTTACAACCAAAAGCCGTACCGACAGAAATGTCCCAATGAATCAAACTGTCTTTAATCTTCTTAAAAGCCGGTGCAGTAATATTCATCATATTGAAAACGATTACATATTTTATCGTATCTTTGGAATCAGATTAAACGAAGATTTTGTTAGTAAGCAGTTTAAAAAAGCTGTCCGCAGTTCTGGACTTGATGAGGGAATACACTTTCACACTTTGCGTCATTCATTTGCATCTAATCTTGTTCGTAATAATGTTTCGCTTTATTTTATTAAAGAACTGCTCGGTCATGCTAGCATTACTACTACTGAAATATACAGTCATGTAAAAAAAGATGAGCTTATTAATGCAGTAAATTTATTGTAAACAAAAAGCTGTAATCAGAAAACTTTAATGTCCTTTCGTCCATTCAACTGATTACAGCTTCTTATTATATTTTCACTTGGACAAACACACCTTTTAGAAGATAAGTCCTTCGTCCTCATTTTGTCCGTTTGTCCTTTCTGGTTCGTTCGGGTCTATAAGTTTTATATACCTATCTGCTCCGCTTTTCCTTTCAGCAACTTTCAACTCCCGAAGATTCGCAAAACTCTTTATCCACTTGGTAAATGTGTTCTGTCTCATATTCTCATAATCCGGATTTTCTTCTTTGAAGGTTTTAAATAAATCCCCTTTATTATATTCTTTTCCTAACTCTATCTCCTGAATAAATTCGGCAAACTCTGGTCTTGTGGAATCTATCAGTTGTTTCTTAAGTAAGTTAACATGTTCGTATTCAACAAGCCCTTCCATTAAATAGTATTGAACGCAACCAAGCATAAAATTATCAAAGGCATTCCATTCCTCTTTATCCCAGCCAGAAAAAAAGTTTTTACCAAAATCGTCTATCGGTCTTCGCTTTTTATTATAGTGGTCCGAGAACTCAACAACAAACTGTCTATCTAAAGTAGAATCATCCGTACCTTCAAGCGAATAGTTCGTTGTAATTAAAACCTTGGGAGATTTTTCATATGGAATAAAAAACGAATCCTTATTCTTTTTCTCCACTGTTATTCCGTCAGTAATAACCGAGAACAGCTTATCAAAACTAAATTTCTTTCCCACGTCATCGAAAAAGATTACCTCTGTATCAAGTGATATCGATTGAAAGGCAAAATTTTTATCAAACTTGAAATTCCTTCCATCTATATGCTCTGTCTTGCACATCTTGCTTATCGCTTTTCCTACAAGCCCCTTACCGCTTCTGCCGAAAGCCGAATCGCTTAACCTTTCGTCAATAAAGCAGATTGCCTTTGGATTATTTTCATCCTTATAGTTATGCTGTAGATATCCAATAGCTGAAAACAGTGCATTCATCCTTGCTCTTTCACCCCTGCACACATTGAAAAGAAACCTCGCAAATACCGAGTCTTCTTCGGTAGGTTGAAATTCTCTATCTATTATTTGTTTTTCCCAGATTACTCCGTCTAAATCTTTATAATCCTTTACTGTGATTGCATCTTCAGTAATTTCCACAAAACAGTTCTTGAAGTAAGCAAAAGCTTTTTCTTTTTCGTCCTTTTTAAAGTTGGGTGTTTTTGTTTCAAGAAATTCAAGAAAAGTATCACCGAATAATTTGTGCCTGTCCGATATCAATCTGCTCTTTAAATCCCTTACTGTATGGTTTTCCGTAAGTTGATATGGGAGTTTACCGATATAATCCATTACAAAATCTTTTATGTTTGCTGGCTTTACTTCTCTTATTATGTTGTCATCTTCTCTTACTAAAATATTTTCTCCACCTTCCCTTAATTTCCCGAATCCGTGATACTTTAGAAAATCCAAAAAAGACAGTGAATTTATTGTTATATGATTTTGTATCTCACTCCAGAATATAGGTTCTTTCCGTTTATATCCATATTCCTTTGCAATACTGAATAAACTACCGAGTGTTATTTCTCCGCTGTAATCCTTTAATAAACTGTCAAACTTTTTGTTTATGTCCTCTTCGCTGTCATTATAGTTTGGAGTGTTTAAACTCAGCTTCAAAAAATATTCTCTTCCGTTTTCCCCAATAGAAGCAAGGGCAAAACCTATCTTTAACCATTCGTCATAACTGTGTTCAGGCAACTTCTCTGCAAGCACTTCAATTGCTCTATTCAATTCTTCTTTGTCATATCTGTTTAATTTTGTTTTGCTTTCACTATTTTTTCTTGTGTTGTTTATCTTCTCTTTCTTGATAAACTCATCTATAAATTTTCCCAGCTCTTCACCACTCACTGTTAGCGGTGTATTCACCGGTTTTCCAAACAAGAACTTGTATTCATTTCCGCTCTTATGTAGGGAAGGGGGGAGCGCGGTTTGACTTCTTTTCCATCTTATTTCAAAATGATTGCACACACCTTCATCTTTTGGATATAGTTTATAAATACCTTTGTCGCCACCCAGTATATTAAATACTTCTTCTGTCTCTTCCGCTGTAAACCAGATATGCATCCCTTTTTTGCTTCCGCTTAATACTGTCCATTCGTAATTATCAGGCAGTCCTAATGCACGTAATATTTTTTTTATCAGCTCGGCATCTTCCGCATAATCAATATCCAATACACGCAGATTATTTATACCCGATATTGCACCTAATCCGCTACAATTATTCCAATTCATTTTTCCAATATCATCACTTGTTTGTTGTTCGGATTGCCACTCCTCCCAGCTTTTTACAGTTGGTTGTTTCCCGTTTAGCGGTAATACATTGAATCCGAATTTCATGTTGTATGCTTTCCCTATTTCTTCAAAGTTTTTCATTTTTAACCTCATATATTATTTATAGAAATTGTTCATTGTTTCATTACTTTATTGTTCAGCATATTCACTGCATCTTTCAACGTATCTAGATTAAGATGAGAATAAATTTCAGTTGTGGTAACCGAACTGTGTCCCAGCAGTTCTTTAATCGTATAAATTGGTACTCCTTTTCCTGCTAGGTATGATGCAAAGCTGTGCCTTAAACTGTGGAAGTGTATCTTCTCAGATATCCCCGCTTTCCTGCATCCTTTTTTGAAGTTTTTAGATATATAATCGGTGCTGTATTTGTAACCGTTTCTTTTGGCAAAAACATATCCGTCAAGCTTTGTTATTTTCTTCCTTCTTCCTGAAAGTATATTATATGCTTCATCGCATAGTGGGATAACCCTTTGATTCCTTCCTTTTGTTGTGAATTTATCATCTCCGATTGTGACTGTTTTATCACGCAGATTTACGTTTCGCCATTTCAAATTCACAATCTCACCCAATCTGCATCCTGTATAAAAACTAAATGCCGAAACATCCCTTACTACTTGAATATCTATTTCGCTTAATATTTTTTTTAACTCTATCTCGTTTATATATGCTGGATGATTCCTTTGTCTCTTTGGCAGTTTTACCTTCACAAAAGGATTGGAAGCGATATAACCCCATTCAACCCCTTTATTGAAAGCGGTTTTCAGATTTCTGTAGTACACCCTGTATCCTTCGCCCATATTATCTCTAAGATGTGTTATAAAAAATTCTGCTTCCTTTACTGATATCGTACTCATCAGTTTTTGAGGTGGAAAGTAGCGGAACAGATGTCCGAAACTCAGCTTGTGGCTTTTCCAGTACGATTGCGATCTGTTTTGCTTTATAAATTTTAGATACTCCTCGGCAAACACTTCCAAGGTTATATTCACACTGTTTATTCCACTGAAAAAAGATAGCAGCAGTCCCCGCATCTGCTCTATTTCAGTATTATTTAATTCGTTCATGTTTAGCATATCATTTCTTTATTTTTAATAAATAGCTTACTGCTTCCTGTTCTGTAGCACATTCATTAAGACTACTTAAAAAATCCTCTAAAGCAAGTACTTCCTCTATAACCGTATTGTATTTTTCAATCATTTCCTTATAGATTAGTCTTTCTAATTTGCTTGTTTCTCTTATGCACATAAGTAGTGCCTTGCTTTCTTCAAAGCGTTCATTTACATTGCTCGCTTCTCTGATTAAATCTTCCAAGTACTTCATGATTTTTCTTCCTCATTAAAATTAAAATGCCCCGCCGATATTATTACTTGCTTTTTGTCATAAACCAAGTTTTATCGACGGGGCAAAAAAAAAGACTGTCGCTTCAAGTAACAATAACTTGATTTATGACAGTCTAAAATTAAGTACGGTTTTTAATTTCAAACGTTCCGAACGTTTGGAGAAAATGAATTACATCCTTTTTTCTTTTACATACCCCATACTCCTGAGCTTAGAAGATACACTCGTTCCTTTTGCATCCCAGCCCTCTTTAATCAATTCTCTGGTAATTAAATTTACTTTTTTCGAATGTACAGTTTCTCCTTTTTCCAATTTGTATTTCTTAACCTTTTTCTCTAATTCTGCTTTCAGTTCACCCATTTCGAATTTTCTTAATCCGTTTTCATTCATGTTTTCTTTATTGATGCTATTCGGTAATTCAAAATTTTCATTTCTTGTTATAATTGTTAATTCATTTTTATTTATTGTTTTAATTTTTGCTTTAGATTTTATTTTATTCTTAAATACCTTTTTCCCCCCCTTTTTATTTTTATGTTCTTCATTATTTATTTTTAATATCTCTAACCTTCTTTCCAACTCAGGCACAAGTGCATTCTTACAGTTCTTTATATCTTCAAATACTTTTTCTCTTAGTTTATTTTCTCTTCTTAATTTTGAGATACTAATATCAGTAGAATCAAGTCCCAGCATACCTTCGGCATAATAACTTACATCAGCTTCATCTATATTGGGGTCTTTTCTTAGTTCTTTTTCTTTTTCATCAACTAAATCAATTATTTTTTGGTCTTTGAAATATTGGTTAATCATCCATTTGAATCTTTTCCCGCTTTTCGTTTTGAAATACTCATTATCATTGTTTTTATCATCCAAATATTTATTCAATATTTCAGAAGTATCTATACACCTTCTTAAATAATCAGTTTCCTTATTTATATTTTTCAGCGTTGTACAATATCCTAATATCTTTGTTTTATCAAACTGAAAATAAGAATCAATTTCCATTTTCTTAGCTTCCTTCAGTAATCTTTTTTTGTTCCTTTTAATATTTTCTAATTTCGTTTTTAGTTTTTCATATACTCTTATATCTGTATTTTCAGAAAGCTTTTTCAGTAAAATCAATTTTTCTTTTAGATAATCAATTTGCTCTTCTATAGTATCATAATTATCCATCTCAATTCTTATCGTATCTTCGTCAAACATATAACCATACGGTGGATATTCATCTCTTTCAGCTTCAGCAAAGAATTCCCTAGTTTTAATTATATAACCAAATTTTCTTAAATATTTTATTTTAAGCTTTTCTCTATTACTCTTACTAAGTCTATTCTGGAGTAATTTTGCATAAGCATACTTTGCTTCTTCACTTCTAAAATGATCAAAATGTTTATCCCTAATCAATGTATCATCCCAGAACCAGCGCTTCTTCTTTTTATCATCTAAAAACGCTTTATAGCCGTCAAATTCTATTAGATTTAATTCTACTTCTAGATTAATATTATACTCTTTTTCCGCTTTCATAGTGCATGTCCGCTTGTTATAAAATCAATCTAAATCTAAAATTAATTTCATTACAATTCAAAAATTATTTTTACATTTTTCAAAAATAGTGTATATTTGTTCACTATGAAAAAGAGAGAGTTTTATTCAGAATTATTTCAGCGAAAGATAATGCCTGACGATAAAGACTTTGTCCCTATAGTAAAAGCAGAACTTCTATATCGTATTGATAATTTGAAAGTAAGAAATTGTGACTGCTCAGATTGCACTGTGGATCTTTCTGTTTATACTGCCTATTATGCCAAACTGAGAGAAGATGAAAAAAATCATCGACCGTAACTTTATTTGTTCAATAATTTTTCTTACATTTATTCATGTAGAGTGTTTGCCTTACACTCTGCATAATAAAATTCATACGAGCAATAGGAAGCACCTTTCGGCTGGTGCTTCCTTTTTTTATTATGAATGAGGTACTTTAGTACCGTATGAGTTCGTACAAAGGAGTATAGAATAAGTAAATAGAATAGAGTTAGTTATGATAAAAAAAAGAGAGAGTTAGACTCTCTCATGGGAATATTAAATGGAATAATACCATACCACCAATTATAAATGCTATTACTGGAAATTCCCACAATATCCACAATATACCACTTACAATAAACATTGCTATCCATGCCATTAAGATTGGTTTAAATATATCCCACAATCCTTCCACGATTTCCTTCATGACTTCCTCCTATTTTAAGTTAAATTTACAAACAGAAATATCAACAAAGAAAAAAGAGAGCTTTCAATCTATCTCCATGATTGTTCAGACTTTAGATCTCTGTAAGCATCTTTCCAATATTCGGCTTTATTGGATTTTGTCTTTTTTCCAAAGAAACAATCTTAAATTTTCATATACTTTACCACCGATTTCAATAAGAAAAGCTTAGTGTGTATAATATCGGAAGGAAAATATGATGCTTTTACAAAATGAGATATTAAAAAGTTTCAAACATCTTTTATTTAGTTGTTCATTTGAGGAATGAAAGAAGCACCTTTCAGTTGGTGCTTCCTTTTTGTGACCTTCGGCTTTTGCTTATTGGCTCTATTGTTATTAAAGAACAAATAAATCATTGTATTAAAACTGTAAACTTCTTTATATTACATTATCATTGTTTTTCAACAAACATTTAAATAAAAATGCTTAAACAAGTAGCTTTAATAGCTGATGAACTTGATAAAATCATTCATGATGGTTTATTCAACGAAGTATGGTATTATATTAAAGACTTCACGAATTATAGTTTACGGTTTATTCTTGAATATGATATTGTTAATAAGAATAATAGCATTATACTTGGCGAATTGAATGAGAAGGGTTATAAAGATTTTAAAGGCAACTACCATTCTCTTAAATTCAATAATGTCATAGAGTCCCCATCGGATAAAAAATATATTCCTTCAAAGTTTTCTGCTGAGTTGGTTTATACGAATCCCAAGATCACTGTACCCCCAGTAGTTGAATCGCAAGATGATTTATCTGCTTTGTTAATAGATAATACTTGGATGAATGGTGATGTTGTTTCATTCAAACTACGCCATTCTGAATATCATATCAGTAATAATGTTTTTAAAGTCGAATTGCCTTTTGAACTTCTTTTTAAAGTAGAAGAAACTATTTGTTCCTATATTTCACGGAACAAAAAGCTTAAACGCAGGATGCTTAAAATGATGGATTATCTAGTTAACTTCGATATTCATTTTAATGCATATTTAAGTTTTTTCAGTATTTTTTCCGATTCAAAAAATATTCATCCTCTTCCTCATGAATTTTTTGGTTTTGATTGCGAAGAATTTGATTGTGATATTTCCCCACTATCTTTTGATATCGTCGAAGATATAAAACAATTGTTAGAAGAAGCTATTATAGTTTCCAAGAATATTCATTTTCTTCCTAAAGCTCACTTAGACCATTTAAAGGATATTGAAAAGCTCGAAAAGAATGGCATTAGTAAAGAGATTATTTTAAAAGAATATCATAGACTTATTGAATTAATTAGTAATCGCATCTATAAGAGTCTCTATACTGAATTACGCATATACTTTACAAAAATTCCACCAAATTTTGTTAAATGGCTTAATGTAGATAATATGATAAAAAATGGTGAAAATTATAGAATAATGAATCTAAAGTCTCTATCTAAATTTTTGAGAGTTCTGTCTCTTTATGAAGTTCAGATTTTCAATGATGATATAAAAAAGAAAATTAAAAACGAAATCCTTCCTGTTGTAGATTTATCTATTGGCTTCTCAAGTATTCGGAATATTGCAACTCATGATAAAATTCCAGTTGAAGAAAAATATTTTAATTTTGCAATTTATTCTTTTAAATCTATAGTTATTCAATTGGATAAAATTGCCAGAGCTATCTCGAATGAAAAATAATTTTCTATTCTTTTTACTGTTTCTCAAAATTTTTGTACTCTTATTCACATCAAACATAGTCGAGACGAAAATCATCTTCCCCTAAATTATATTTCTTCATAAAATATTCTTTACTGAATTTCACTCCTATTTCAGTAAGTGTTTTATCCCTTTGAGCGGTTTCTTCAGTAATCGCTTCTTTTTTTATTAGCTTCACTCTTATCTTCTCAGAGTTCTTTCCGTAATTCAGTTCGGTGTAGTATTCAAACATTTTATTCAGTCCGCTTTCTACAATCTTCTTATCGCTTATACCAATATATTCCAGCATCTGACGGTGAACATCACTTGCTTTATAGCTCCCCGTTTTCCCTACATCAATTGTCAACGTAACAGACAGCACTGCTTTCGATATTTCTTTGTTCTGAAACTCCACCATTTTCTCAAACATTTCGCCAACATCATAACTTCCTTGTTCTTTGATCTCAATCTGTTGCGACACTCCCCGCGTAGCAACATTGTTTTCAATCATTTCAAGCAAGTCATCTATTACTGCTTCTTTTTCGCTCTCCGTTGCCGTATCCGATACAACCCCTATTAAATAGGGCACTCCGTACTTATCAATCAATTCAACCCAGCTTTCAACAGTAGTTTGCTTTAATTTTACTGGCCAGTAGCATCTTGCTAAAATTTTCTCACCGTAAGGATTATCAAACGTTGGTTGATGCCTTGACAAAATAAACTTATACTTCGGCACATTCATTACTCTATTTTCTTTTATCTTGTCTGAACTTGTGCCGAGCGGAGACGAGGCACCATCTATTATTTTCAGTTCATTCTCATTATCAAAAGCAAACCACTCCTGCGGTTTCGATACTATTTTAACTGGTACAATTTTATTTCCCATCTTCGAACCTTTACTTAGCGAAGTACCCCATATTATCTCACTGACATTATATCCATATAAAATTGCATCCAGCATTTGACTTGCAATTTCCTGTAAGGAAAATTTCCTCATTATCTCAACCCCTTCCTGTCTCAACTTTTCATTTTCGCAGTCAACTTCCCAGCCCATTTGTAGCACTTGCATTTTTCTCTGTAGAACTGTTGCCGTAAGATGTGGATCAACAAGCAGTTCTCGGTATATACTCAAATCATTCCCATTATCTCTTAGTATCTTATCTGGGTCTGGTAAAATCTCCCCGATTAATCCGAACAGAGTATTTTTTCTACTCAGATATTCCGTATATAATTTGCTCATTTCATTTCTCCATTATTTATATCCGGCGTAGCTGTAAGCGAAGACGGATCAACATTTAACATTTAACCTTAACCATTTAACCTTAGTATATCTTCCTTCTCTTATACTTCCTGCTTATCGGTTTTGGATTCTCCACCATAATTTTATTTCGCAGATACTCCAATGCTTGACACATACTGTCAACCATATCATCAAACTCACCGCTCGGAAAATCTTCGCATTCATCTAAAAACTCATTAACATTATCCATTAAAGCATATAGCGTTACATTTCCGCTTTCTATTATTGGCGTAATTGAATGCACCCTGCTTATTTTATCACTGCTCACCTTAATTGCCTTTATCGGCAGTACTGTTTCCCTCTGTAGTTCCTGAATCAGACTTATTCCGCTTGCCTTATCTTCAATAATTATTTCATTCGGCTTATACTCGTTATATAACTCAATCACTTTTCTTTTAAGTTCAGGAAACTCGATTCGCTCCCTGTAAATATCAATCAACCTGTACTTGTTATTCACTATCTCCCAAGTGGTGCAAACGGAATAATCGTTCTCCTCATTCTTCTTAAATGCAGTATCCCAGCTCTGAATAACTTGTCCCTTTGCATTTACCTCTTTATCATCTTTCATTCTATAGCTCGACACATTAAACCATTCCCGTTTTATTATCCTGTCTGTTTCTGCATCGGTAAACAATCCGTAAATTTCCTGATTCCTCAAAGTTGGCGATATATCCTTTGCCAGCTCGTCTATCTCTTCTTTCTCTAACATCGGATTATCATAACTCGTATAATTAAACGATTCCCAGTTCACTCCTTCTTCATCAAATAATTCAGTAGGGGATTCATCTGCTTTCCTGAATAGCTTATAAAACAAATGTTCTTTCCCTCTGTATTTTTTCCCTTTTGGCGTTCCGCCTATTATTGCATCTGCTTTATAATCAAGCATCATAGGTCTAATGCTTTCCAGCCATAAATTTTCATTCTTTAATATTATTCCCGCTTCGTTAATAATTATTAAATTATATCCGAACCCTTCAATATTCTCTGGTCTATCAGCAGAACGGAAATCTATTATTGATTCATACTCTGTTCTCAGCTTTATCTCATTCCTCGATTTATTCCAATCCATACATCCTTTCGGCAGATTTTTAAGTATAGGCATTGCGTACCTTTCTATATACCTCTGTATATTGGGGTAGGTGGTATCAACCCACAGTATCTTTTCTTCTTTACCGTTCAATGCTCGGTCAATTGCATAGTTTATCATTCCCTTGGTAAGCCCGAACCTTCTTCCTTTCGCAACAACCTTAAACCGTGCATTGCTTACGAAAAATATTTCCGCCTGCTTTTCATGGTACTCTATTTTAACCAGCTTTTTATTCATCATCTTACTTATAAATTCTTCATTTTATCTACCGAACTCGTGCCGAGCGGAGACGAGGCACTGTATATTTCTCTAATAATATTCTTCTCCACTTCGCTTAGTTTATCAGTCAGTTTTTCAAACCTATCCAGATAGTTATGCTCAATCTCACTGCACTTCTTCTTATTACACTCAATATCCTTTTCTATTCTCTTTATCCTTGACCAGAACAGAAAATTTACCAGTCCCCATAGAATCCCGAATATTGTTAATTCCATATTAGTCATTCTGTTTTTCCTTCGATAAATCTGTTAATTGTCTTTCAATTATCAGTTTGGTTTCTTCTTTCTTTTCAACCCTGTCCTTCTGTCCCAGTAAATTTTTCCCTAACCATATCAGCATAGGCACATTTCCATTCATCGCTGTATCATATTGTTTTTTCTTTAGAGATATTTTGACGCTTTCTCGTCCCTTTTTTATAGATGCGGAAAAACCCCTTTCCAGAGTTCTCTTACTGCATTCCAGAAAATCTGCTGTTTCCTGTACCGTACAGCCCAGCCCTATTAGCTTTTCAACCTCTTTTGCATCAATATTTTTCTTCGGTCTTCCCATTATTTTATTTGTTTCGTTTTTAATCTATTTTCGCATAAATCAAAATAAAATAAATCAATAGCTTTATAAAAACACTTGACAATATTATACAAAATGTTTATTTTAATAGCAAATAAAATACACTTTTAGCTTAATAGCTTTTTCGCTTATTCATATCTGGGGGGATTATGAAATTCGAAATATTCAAAGTCGGCACACACACTTCCACCGACGGTGTAACAAAAACCTACACTCTGGACCACCTCAAGCAGATTATTAAAAACCATTCCGAACCAGTTCCTATTGTTGTTGGTCATCCTAAAAACAATTCTCCTGCTTTCGGCTGGATTAAAAAACTATTCATAAAACCTGCTCCGCAAGGTGAAGGCGAATCACTCTTTGCCGAAGCTGTGGATATGGTTCCCGAGTTCCTTGAATTACTTAAAAAGAAGGTTTATAAAAACCGTTCTGTTTCACTTAAACTTAATAACGACGGAACTCTTTCCCTTAATCATGTTGGTTTTCTTGGCGGTGTACTTCCAGCAGTTAAGGGATTAAAAGAACTGAATCTTACTCTTAATAATGAAGATGAAATTTCTTTTGAGTTCTCTGATATTGGACTTGATAAAGATTCAAATACTAATCAAACTCACACACCTGATCATAATCATGTCGAGCGGAGTCGAGACAATGATTTTACCGAAACTCTTGAAAACATAAAATCTCAAATTGCTGAACTGAAATCCGAATTTGCCGATTTCAAAAACAGCAACACTTTTTCTTTATCCGATGCGGTTCACGCAAAAATTAGCGAACTTGATAAAAAGTTGGATTCGGTATATTTCAGACATAACGTTTCGCAAAAACTTAATACCGATAATCTCACTCCCGCTATCAAAACCAAAATTGATAATCTTCTCGGTTACTTCGAATCTCTTGATTTTTCCGAATCCGAACAATCACGGCTTCTTTCCGAATTTCAAGAACTTATCGATTTAATCGAACCCTTTCAAACCGATGAATATTTGAAGAAACCTGCTGATAAATCCCAACATGGTAACTCAAATGAATTCGCTGATCTTAACGTTGATAAGGAATCTCTCAAACTTTACGAAACCGCAGAAGCTCTTGCCGAGGAAGAAGAAATTTCATTTTCCGAAGCTTTGAATAAAATTATTGCAGATAAAAATATTCGGGCCATTGTGCCTTAGGAGGTCTTAATATGGGAACTTTAGATAAACGCAGAATTACCGACCCTGTTCTTACTAAACTCGCTCGCGGGTATTCCAACGCTGGTTTCGTTGCCGATAAATTATTCCCGCATGTCACTGTTTATAAAGAGGGCGGTAAAATTCCTCAGTTCAATAAAGAAGCTTTCAAAATATATAATACAGAAAGGGCAATCCGTGCTGATTCCAACAGAATAAGTCCCGATGTTCACGATTCTATTGATTACACTCTTACCGAACACGACTTGGAATATCCAATGGATTACCGTGAAATCAACGAAGATGCTCTTCCTCTTAAAATGCACGCTACAAATGTTGTTGCCGAGGGCATCGCACTCCGTAAGGAAAAACTTTCTGCCGACTTGGCTCAGGATGCTAACAACTATGCTACTACTAACAAAGTAACTTTGGCTTCTGCCGATAAGTTTGATGTTGATTCTTCCGATCCTATTAAAACAATCGATACTGCACGCTCAGCTATTCGCTCTCAGATTGCACGTAATCCAAATGTTATTGTTATATCCAATTCGGTATTTACTGCCCTTAAAAATCATCCATCGGTTACCGATAAAGTTAAATACACTCAGCACGCTGTAATTACTGCTCAGCTACTTCGTCAGCTTCTTCAATTCGAATCCCTTTACGTTGCTTCTGCAGTTTACGAAAATGATTCTGGTAATCTTGCCGATGTATGGAGTGATAACGTAATACTTGCTTATGTCCCTACTAAAAAACCTGCACGCTCGTTTTACGAACCCTCTTATGGTTATACTTTACAGATGAAAGGATTTCCTCTTATAGATACTTACGATGAAAAGGGCAAAGTAAAAATTGTTAGAAATACTGATTTATTCGTTCCGAAAATCGTTGGTGCCGATGCTGGATTTTTAATTTCCGATTGTCTCAGCTAAATAATTAAACAATGAAAAAGAAAACTGAAAATATCGATACTAAAAACAACCCGCATGCTGAGCGGAGTCGAAGCATGGTTGTTAAATCTACTCCAATTATTAAAAACAATAAATGGTACAGAGTAGGGGAGAGCTTTCCCTATAATCCTTCTTCCGATAAAAACCTGCTCTGGAATCTTGATGATATTCCCGACAATAAAACTAAAGGTAAATAATTATGAAAACCGAACATCATGGTGTTATAATTTCTGTTAAAAACAATCAGGGTGAAACAGTTCCTAAACATACTTGCATTAGTGTTGACGGTACAACACTAACTTCTTCAGAAGACAATAATAAATTTCTTGGCGTATGTATTGCTGATACTGATGAAGGTGAAGATATGCCTGTTTGCATAAATGGTATTGTCCTTGTAAAAACTGCTAACGCTGTTTCCGCTGGTCAGCCTCTATATGCTGATGGATATGGTGTTGTTAGTTATAATTATACAACTCAACTTTCTGAACTTATGCAGAATGTAGGCAAAGCACTTGATTCCGCTTCTGGTGCTGGTGAGTATATCCGTATGAGAATTGTATAAGGAGTTTTATCATGCGTAGAATATTAAATTGGATTAAAAAAGTAGTTTCTTTCGACTCTGATGTTATTATAAAAGGCGATGCTACGCTTTCTCAAAAATTGAATGTTTCCGGTCTTACTACCTTACATTCTCTTTATGTTAACAATGATACAACTGTTGCCGATTTTGTTTGTTCTGGTGAAGGTGCCTTTGAGTCTGATTCCTATTTTGATGGAACTCTTGAGTGTAATGAATTTGTTTGTTCTGGTGAAGGCAACTTCCAGCAAGACCTTTTTGTAGATGGTTCTCTTGAGGGTAATGGAATTACTTGTTCTTCTATTTCTTTAGGTAGTATTTTTAGTGTTAGTTCTGGTAATATTAATATGGGTTCATTACCAACTTCTGACCCTGCTGTTGCTGGTCGTCTTTGGAATGATGCTGGTACTCTAAAAGTATCTTCTGGTTCGTAAATGCTTTTCTTGGTGGTATATATCGCTATCTGGATTTTGCTTTACTACTTGGAAGGCACTCACGATGCTTTCCTTACTCTTGAAGTCAATCAGCATCCGCCCGCTGAAAACTATTTACTTGCTAATAAATATAAAGGTCTCTGGCATACATACGATACTCTCTCTTATATCCTCTTTCACCTCGCTGGTGCTGTCCTCGCTGTCCTCATAGTGCATGGAGAGCTGGTCTTCCTCCCGGCTCTCCTTTTTTTAGCTCTCTCTGTTTCGGTCCGTATAATATTTCACGATTTTTTTTACGATATTGGCGTCGGTCGTTCTCCCTTTACAATACCGTCCTGTCAGGGCAAGTGGGACTGGTGGGATTGTCTGCTCGTATGGTTCCATAACTCTATTGGACTTAACCCCTTTTATTTCAAGTTCGTTCCTCTAATTATTTCCGTTCTCCTTTTCTTTTTATTCGGGGGCATCAATGCGTAAGCTTTCAAATTGGCTTTCAACTTCTGGTCCTCACATGGCTTTTAGTTATTCTTGCGAAATTGTTTTCGATGGTAGTTCGGTTGATGAACTTCAAACTCTCTTTAATAATTTCTCTTCCAACCCTTCAATCTCTATTGATTCAGTAACCAACATAATCACAATGATTTTTGAGGAAAATTTCTACGATTTCGATAAAAAGATTTTCCCGCTTATTGATTTATCACATCATCCCCGCGTCTTTGTAGGTTCGCTGGTTTACTATCCTATTTTTCTTTTTAACTCTAACAATAAAATTCAATTCTATTTCTATAACGATTCTAACCGATTGGATTTTTCTGAAAATCAAGAAAGTTTCTACTTCGGTTTTAATCTTATTACTCCAATCTTAACATGAGGCACGTTATGACTAAATTAAATGTTACTCTCGAAAAACAGAATGAAAATCTTCCTAAACCTTTATCACTTAACCTCGGTGTGGAAGAACTTTCCGACTTTATCAACATGTATTACTCGGCTCTCGAAGCCTACCTAAAAGCAAAAGCTGATGATAAAATAGATTTATCCGACCTTACACTGCTCGGCTCTTTCACAATGAATCTTTTCTCCGCTTTTACCGATTCCGATATTGCCCTTGCCGAAGCAAAAGATTTATCCGATGAAGAAATTAATATCCTCATTAGCTTTGCCGAAAATTACAGCCTTGGTTCAGATGTAGAAAAATTCAAACAGATTCTCAAAATTATTTTAATAGGCTTCCAGACGTTTACAGTATTCAATAATTCTTAGGATAGTGCAATGTCAAAACTCGGCAGTAAAATCTGGAAATTCTTGGAAGGGAAGAAGAGAAGAATTGCTTTGCTTTCTTCACTTATAGCTCAGGCAGTACACGACCCGACAATTAAAATAATCCTTAACTCTTTGGCAATTCTCCTCGGCGGTGCCGATGTTGTCCAGCATACAAAGAAAAAACTCCCTGCTGGTTTAAGAAAATAA